GACCGTTGTGCGATGCTGGACTCTTAACGCCCGCATCTAACTTGCGAATTTTAGTTCTGTGTTTTGATGCTGTCATTTTGTTCTTTGTATTTTGCGTCTAGTAAATGTGTGATAGTTTTTTCTAATTCAATGAGCCGCTTCTCTAGTAGTGTTGTTTTATATAATACTTCTATAAGCAACTCTTCAGCAGGTGACATCATATAATGCCTAACAGTTCTTGATTATAGTTGCTACAGCTACAGAGATATCGTTAGGCATAAACTCTGGCAAGTTCCAGAACGGCGGAGTCTTGGCTAAGGTGACGCCGTCTGTCTGGCTTGCGAACATATATGCTATCTTGCCACTCTCTTTGTCACGCCGAGCAAAGCAAGTCCAGACGGCTAAGCATTCTGATTCGATGCCTCTATTAGCCCACTCTTTACCCTGCACAAACATCCGTCGGCGCGTCGTAAGACTGCCGTCCATACCTTGGATCTGCACGATCTCTTCGAGAGAAGTTAAGATTACGGTCTTGTTATATGACTTGAGTTCATATAACAAATCACCGATCATATCGTTGTAGTTTTTCCATATCTCAAACCCTTTGAACTGCTGTTCGCAGTGTGTCTGAATAAGCTCTATGGCTCGCGTGATACTGTCGATTACAATGATGTCGATGTTGGGGTTCTTAGACGCGTTGCGGAGCTGGACTAATAGATTGGCCCAGCTTGTAGACTGGACTAAGCAAGCGGGATTCTTGATCTTGAAAGGCATTCCTTTACGTTCTAGATCTAGTATGATTATACGGTCTTGAGGCAGGTTTCTTAGGCACATACTCTTGCCCGTGCCGCTCGGCCCGACCACAGCAATGAGCGTGTGCGGGAGTTTCTTAAGCGGTGATTCTTCTGCGATCGTGATGACTGGAGGAATGACTGGAGGAATGACTGAAGTGATAGGTGTGTTCATAATTTACCAAGTTAGGGGTTCGTATTTTTTAATAGTTAATTCCGAAAGATACAGATCTACTTGATCTTTGTTCTGTGCAAAGCATAAGGGTTTGAATGGGCATTGCGGACAGGCATTGATTAGCTTGCCTGTAGGAGGCGGTAGATTTAGAGACGTGATGTCGTCATATCTAGCTTGCGCAAACACGTCTAACATTTCTCCGAATTCTTTGAGTGCTTCTTCTGTGAAGCTCCAGTCGGGCGTTGCGCTGGTCCAAGATGGTGGCTTGGAAGTATTACCTATCATAACGACAAGCACCTTAGCTACCATCTTTCTATACCAAGCTAGGTTAGCTAAGACAAGATCACCCTTAAATATATCGTATGCAAACTTGTTGACTATATAGTAATAAAACTGGAATTGAGGATCACCTTCGTAGGCAGATACAGCGTCGCGTAGCAGATACTTACGCGTAGTCTTGTAGTCGTTGATGACTAAGATTTCTCGCTGCGTGTCGTGACTGATAAGATCTATGGTTCCCGTGTAATAGAAACCCGTGTGGTTATCTATCTTAAACTGGAACTTATACTCTGCCGCTTTCTTATCTGATACGCGGACTGGATAAGGTAGGTTTTTTCCGGGCAGTCCGATAGGACAAGATGCAAGTACACCCTTAAGCTGAGCAAACTCTTTACTGTTTATTCCGAACCTGTCGCGACCGAGGCTGATGGTAGTAGTGAGTGCTTGCGCTAGGTTTTCTGGGCTTCTGTCAAACGCTACTAGCTCTGCAAACTTATGCACTATCTTTCCGAAGTCTAGCGGTATGGTATCTTGCACGGGCTGAAAGCCTAAGAAGACCGTAAGCATCCAGCGGCGCGGACAAGCAGCTACCTTAAGGCCGCTTGCGTTGATAGGTATCTGGCTTGGTATACCTTCTTGCGGAAGGTCGGATAGTTTGAGTTGCATATGTTTTAGTTGTGTATTATGTTTTTCTTTTTAATTTGAATTTGCTTTTGTCGTTTATTATTTCTTGCAGATTAGGTATCCCTGCGAGCAGAGGATCTGATAGCAGAGCAGCTATATCAGTGCCATAAGGTCTCGTATGTGGAAAGTATTGTAGTAAATGTTGTTGTAGTTCCGCGTCTGTCATCTCATCTATTGGCTTAGGTAGCCCGAGTAATAGATCTAAATCGCTGGTGTTTTCGCTCATCGAATCTCTTCGGTATATATGTTAGCAAATCTCTCGCATCTTTCTTGTACTCTATTAGAGCAGGCTGAGATAAGCATATGGTGTCTCTTGAATCCTTCGAAGCCGAGCTGCCACATAGCATAGAGCTGGGCTGCGCTTGGCTTTCTTTCGTTTGATTTTATGTATTGATTCTGCAGCCATGTTATGTGGAGTATAGCTAGCTGTGTGGCTTGCTTTGGATTCTTTCTGTTGTCTGTCTTGCGACCGTAATGCTGACGCCATACGGCGTGGCTTAGCTGATAGCGAGACCGCTCGCCCTTAAGGCCGATGGCGTTGTCGTTGTGGCCTGTCTCTATCGCACTGATGCTCTTGAGCTTGGCGGTTAGTTCGGGGCTAGCTAATAGCATAGAGCTAGACAGCAAGGTAGTGGCTAAGGTAGTGGCTATGGTAGTGGCTACAGTATTTTGTATTGTCTTCATTATTATTCCACATTGAGACCGTCGAGTGTTGATGCGCTGACCTTCATAGCTACTAGCTTCTCTCCGTCATAGTCTATTAGAATATATTTATCTTGTCGCGCTATTGATAGGGCGAAGCTGTTGGCTGAGTCTGGAGCGTTACGCCACTCTATCTGAGAGTCATCGGTCGCCGTGTTCATGAACTCTATTAGCTGTTCTCTGAACAGTCCTTCGTCGAAAGACTCTTCGTCTGGCGGAGCTTCTGTGGCTACAAACATATCGTCAATATCCTTGTCGCTTACTATGATGCGTAGAGATATGACTGTCTTGCGGCCCGCTACAACTAGCGAGTCAAGAGCACTCTGTACGTTAGCCAGATCCTGCACGGCATCTGGCGTCTCGGCTACGAAGATCTTGTTGAGGCCGCCGTCTCTGAGCCACGCTGAACCCTGCGCTAGCTGCGCCTTAGCTGTGCTTAAGGATATCCTTGCGTGCGTGGTGTTGATCTCTCCGCTCTTGGTCGGAGACTTCATAAGCTTTCTAAGTATCTTATATATGCGCTCTCCGAAAGCTCTGTTGTAATAGCTGCTGCCGAGTCGTCGAGGATTATCTGGGAACTCTGACAGCACAGATCTGGTGATCTCTGCTATCATATCTGCGGACGGTGGAGCGGTTTGCTTGTTACATATTTTCATGGTTGGTTGAAAGTTTTGTCGGAAGTTTTATTACATCTAGTTCGCGTTGTAATAATATATTGAATAGAGCACGGACGTTGCCAAGTTCCAGCCACTCTAAGGGAACATATTCGTCGTCGGTGCGCGGCTGCCAAGCGTTGTCTTTGAGCAGCCAATCTGTCAGGAAATCTACCTCGTCTTGGCCGCGCTGCTTGAGGCTGCGTGTCTGTAGCGTGAGCTGACTGATGCGGAAATACAGATCTTCTCTAAAGGTTCCGGCTTTTACCATAGATAACAGATCTCTGTTGGTCGCAAAGATAAAGCGGCATTTGATTGGGACGCCGTGAAACGCACCGACAGGCATTACTTCCTTGTCTTGTATGACGCGGAGAAGCTTGGCTTGCTGAGACAAAGGCAGCTCGCCTATCTCATCCAAGAAAGCTATGCCTCCTTCTACGCTGCGCAAGAATCCAGTGCTGCCCTTGGCTAACGCTCCTGTGAAAGAACCTGGAGCATAGCCGAACATCGTGCTCTCGAAGAGCGTATCTGTCAGGCCTGCCATATTAAGACTACGCAGTTGACTGCCGTGGCTAAGGATTCTAGCAAGCAATTCCTTGCCGGTTCCGCTCGGTCCTACTATGAGAGTGTTGAAGCGGAGGAACTTAGAGAACACTATAGCTGCGCGTATCTGTGTCTTTGAGTACTCGTCTTGCGTAGGATATAATATCCAAGCCATCCGAGCTAAGCTCGCGCTGTTGCTGGAGTTGATGATGAAGTCCTTCTCGATGTCTGCTACTATCGCAGCCT